ACATGTTTAGTGTAGACCCAGTTGTTCACAGTATTCGTTCTCTTAATAAACTAGACAGATTGGTTGAGGGTAAATTGCATTATGTTCTTAATGATGAAGCAATTGTAACTATTGACGAGCGTACTCAATTGCGCCTAAATAACTTATTACATAAGCAAACAGAAATTATTGAGTATATGAGAGAGTCGAAAGAGAACTTCTTTCATGTGCTTACAAAATTAGAGGAACAATAAGATGGCAATGACTATCACAACCCTTAAGAATACAAACCAGGAAACTGTGATTCACTTCGCATCTTCTCTGGCAGAGTCTGGCACTATTACTATTGCCAACTTAACTGCATCTACTCAAGCAAGAAATGCTGAAACACCTGCGGTCAATATTGTCAAATGGCAAGTAACAGGCGAGTTGGCTTCAAAGGTTAATATTTTGCGCAACAGTAAAATTGTTATTGCATCTGCGCCTGAGAATGCTCCTTATGCAGAATTAAATGCATGGGGTATTCCACTGACTAATGATAACACTTCTGACATCGTTATTACTAATGGTGCTGCAAAAGATGTTACTGGTATTTTAGTCCTTCGTAAAACTGCTGGATGGTCTACTAAAGTTGAAGAAGCTACTTATGGTGCTTATGACGATCCAACTCGTGTTGGTGCTTCTACCACATTAAGTGGTTCCCCAGATAAGGTATAATCATGAGACTAATTAGAGAAGTTTTAGATACCACAAACCTTATTGTTGAGTCCAAACTCGGCAAAGGTAAAGAATATTTTATTGAAGGAATCTTTCTTCAATCTGAACTGAAAAACCGTAATGGTCGTATGTATCCAGAATCAGTTATGGATAATGAAGTAGGTCGTTACATTAAAGAATCTGTCGACAAGAATCGTGCCTATGGCGAACTTGGTCATCCAGATACTCCTTCCATTAATTTGGATCGTGTATCACATATGATTGTTAGTTTGCGTAAAGAAGGCACTAACTACATCGGCAAAGCAAAGATTCTAGAAACACCAATGGGTATGATTGCACGAGGTCTTTTAGATGGTGGTGCAAACCTTGGAGTATCTAGCAGAGCACTGGGTTCCCTTCAAACAAATAACGAAGGTGTTCAAATTGTTCAAGACGATTTTATGCTGTCCACTGCAGCTGACATCGTTGCCGATCCGTCTGCTCCAGATGCGTTCGTAAGAGGTATTATGGAGTCAAAAGAGTGGGTCTTTGTTGATGGAAAGTTTGTGGAACAACATATTGAGGAAGCACAGCGTTCTATTCGCAAGGCTTCTTCACGCAATTTACAGGAAGCAAAGATTTATGCTTTCCAAAAGTTTCTGAGTAAAATCAGATAAATAATAAATAATCTAATAGAACTATCCAGTTACAGGAGAAAACGATGTCAATCGAACAAAAAATCGCTGAAATTTTGCGTGAGTCTAAATTAGACGAATTCAAAGTACACGGCACAGAAGGTGGTATGGACTCAGGTAAAGATGGTGCACAGGCTGGGAATCAAGCCCCAATCCGTGACGCATCTAACAATGTACCAAATGGTGGTGAAACACCTAACCCAGATAATTCTCGCAACAATGTTGATGATGAGAAAGAAGCTGAGGGTGGTACTTCTAAGAAATCAAATCCAGTTACAGCTAAAGCTGAAGCTGGCGATCAAGCAGTCATTCGTACAGGCACTAGCGTTAAGGAAGATGTTGACGCATTGATGGCTGGCGAAGAACTTTCTGAGGAATTCCGTCAGAAAGCAGAAACTATTTTTGAAGCAGCAGTTCTTAATCGTGTTAAGAACGAAGTTGCTCGTATTGAAGAAGAATTCGAAAGCAAACTAGCGGAAGCTGTTGCGAAGAATACAGAGGGAATTGTTGAGCAAGTTGATGGATACCTCGGTTATATTGCCGAGCAGTGGATGACACAGAATGAAATTGCCCTAGAGCGTGGTATGAAATCAGATATTCTTGAAGGTTTCATTGGCGGTCTGAAGAATTTATTTGAAGAGCACTATATTGATATTCCTGAAGAGAAATTCGATGTGCTTGGCGAAATGGAATCTAAGATCGATGAATTGGAAGAAAAACTTAATGAACAAGTTGCAGCTAATATTGAACTAAGCAAGACTCTTGCTGAAAGCAATCGTGCTGATATCGTTAAGACTGTAAGTGAAGGTTTGACAGATACAGAAACTGAAAAGTTTATGTCTCTTGTTGAAGAACTATCTTACGAAGACCAAGCTAGTTTTGAAACCAAAGTAAAGACTATCCGTGAAAATTATTTCACAACTAAAGGTTCTACAGAAATTAAATCTGTAGTTACTGATGCTCCAGTAGAAGCGTTGACTGAAGGAGTTTCTAAGAAATTAGATCCATCTATGTCTGCTTATGCTGCTCAGCTCAACAAATTAAAATAAATAAGGAAATCCAAAATGATTAATCGTCAAGATTTAGTAAAAAAATGGGCTCCGATTCTTGAGCACGAAAGTGCCCCAAAGATTCGTGACAACTATCGTAAAGAAGTGACTGCGGTTCTTCTAGAAAACCAAGAAATCGAAATGCGTCGTGGTCGTGAAGCCATGGGCGAATTGAACGAAGCTGCTCCAGCTAACGCTGTTGGTTCTTATGGTGACACTGGCGGTTTCGCTAAGTTTGATCCAGTAATTATCAGCTTAGTTCGTCGTGCAATGCCACAAATGATCGCTTATGATGTTTGCGGTGTACAACCAATGACTCAACCAACTGGTTTGATCTTCGCTATGAAATCACGCTACGCTACTCAAAATGGCGACGAAGCATTGTTCAACGAAGCAGATACTGACTTCGCTGGTACAGGTACTCACTCTGGTGCATATGACTTCGGTGGTTCTGAAACTACTGGTACTGGTCTAGCAACTTCCGATGGCGAGCGTTTAGGTCAAGGTGGTGTTGGTGATGGTTCTTTCGGTGCTATGGCTTTCTCTATCGAAAAGACTTCTGTAACTGCAAAGACTCGTGCTTTGAAGGCAGAATACTCTATCGAATTAGCACAAGACATGAAGTCTGTTCATGGTCTTGACGCTGAAGGCGAATTAAGCAACATTCTCTCTACAGAGATCCTTGCTGAAATCAACCGTGAAGTTATCCGTACAATCTACAAGACAGCTAAAGCTGGTGCTGCAGTTGGTGTAACTACTGCTGGTACTTTCGACTTAGATACTGACTCAAATGGTCGTTGGTCTGTTGAAAAATTCAAAGGTCTAATGTTCCAAATCGAGCGTGAAGCCAATGCTATTGGTCAACAAACTCGTCGTGGTCGTGGTAATGTTATCATCACTTCAGCTGATGTGGCTTCTGCCCTAGCAATGGCTGGTGTGTTAGATTATTCTTCTGGTTTAACTGGTAAGAATGATTTGACTATCGATGATACTTCTACTACTTTCGCTGGTATTCTAAACGGTAAGTACAAAGTTTATGTTGACCCATACACAAGCAATGTGTCAAATACTCAGTTCTTCGTTGTTGGCTACAAAGGTGCTTCTGCTTTTGATGCTGGCTTATTCTATTGCCCATATGTTCCATTGCAAATGGTTCGTGCAGTTGATCCTAACAGCTTCCAGCCAAAAATTGGCTTCAAGACTCGTTACGGTCTAGTTGCTAACCCATTCGTTAACTTGGATGACGGCACTGAAGGTCAAGACAACTTAACTGCGAATGTGAACTACTACTATCGTCGTGTTAAAGTTGCTAACTTGATGTAAGCAACTAGTCGGTTTTAAAAAGCCGACATAGAAGCGGTACTTTAAGAGGGTTCTTTCGGGAACCCTCTTTTTTATTTGGATAAATAATGTTATGGCTACTACAACTATTTCCTGTCCTTTACCAAGTAACATCACTCCATTATCACCTAATGGATTCATGTTCAACATTACCAAATTACCTAACCTGTCATTCTTTTGTCAGCAGGTAAATATTCCAGGTATTACTCTTGGTGCTCCTGAACAAGCAACACCATTTTCTACAGTGCCAGTTCCTGGAGAAATGTTAACATATGATCAATTGACTGTTCAGTTCCTTGTTGATTCTGATATGGCAAACTACAAAGCAATCTACAACTGGATCGTCGCTTTAGGTTTCCCAGAGTCTTATGATCAGTATACTACATTTAGTGCAACTGATGCATTTAATTATTCTGAGCTGGCAAAAAACTACTCTGATGGTACTCTGCAAATCTTGAATGGTAATAATGAAACTGCTCAAGTTGTGCAATTTACAGACATGTTTCCAATCACTATTGACTCGTTGATGTTTGCATCTACAAATACAGATGTGCAATACCTAGTAGGGAATGCAACATTCCGCTACGGATACTATAAATTCTTGTAAGACAAACTTGATTTTTTTGTAATACTGCGGTATAATAGCAGTATATAAATGTGAGGATATTATGAATATTGAACAATTGCAAGAAGCGTGGGATTTAGATTGCCAGATAGATGATAACTATCTCGGTGAAACAACCACAGCTACTCCCAAGTTACATGCCAAGTATTTAAAACTACTTGTCAATGTCAAACTAAAACACACCAAACTCCAATCAGATTACAATCTATTACGCAAGAATAAGTTTCGCCTATATCGTGGTGAACTATCTCGTGATGAATTAACTAATCTTGCATGGGAACAATGGCAAGGTGTTAAGCCATTGAAAAATGAAATGGAT